TGATTCTCGTTATACCGTTCGTAGTCTGACAGGATGTCATGAATCCAGTCAGTTGTATCCTCTAGTTGATTGAGGATGCTCTCGGGAGAGTTCATCAAATAATTCCAATGTGTAATCAAACGCTCTATTAGCTTCGTCAGCCAGATCGTCTGTTAAATGCTCTCTAATCTTTGCGATCAAAGCTGGGCGGTTCTCGAAGTCAAAGCGCTTACCGCTGCCGGGAATACACTTCTTAATCATCTGACCGCCATACATGTCAGCCATGTGGTAAAGATAGGTGTAAGCCATCAAGTCGTGATCTGTTACTTCGTCGATACGTGCTACGCAATCAAGTGTTGATTGATGAACGGTTACGCCGTTAATATCAAGCTCATCTAAGTCTTGCCCCATGATCTCAGCGCGAAACATCTCAGGGGTATCGTTGAACGTACCGATCTTGCGCATCCTGTCTTCCAGCGCGGTGTAAATTACTGTCATGTTGAACAGTAAGTCGCCATAGACTTCTTTTGTGATTGAGCCAGAAAGCAAAAACGCCGTGAAGGGGTGAGCTTCAGCGGCGTCATGTTTGGGCTTGATTGCGTCTCTTAAAGACAAGGCGGCTACCTCAAAAGATTGGTGATGGTTTTACCGGCCAAGACTGGAAGCACTGCATCAGAAACAGTCTCTTCCGTAAAGCCAGCCGGTAACTCTCTAAGCGCCTGTCGATATAAAGCAACGACCATCTTCTCTTCTGCTGTCAGCGGCAAGTCCGGAATCATCAAGAAGTCCGTATCTTTAAGCTTTTGATTTCTCTCAGCCCGAAGATTGTCCATTGTTGTAAATGTAGTCATGTTTAATCCTTAAGCTGGGAATGAAGAACGGTTAAAAATCCAATACTTGGCAATTCCAGCGCTTTGACGCTCCATCAGCATAAACCGTCCGTTTGGCAGCTTACTGAGCTTTAGGTAGGAACTTGTACCAAGCGTTAACGGCGCTTCAGATTCCCAGTTTTGCGTCCATACATATGTAGATGGATTGATAGTCCATTTGGACAAGAAAGGTGCTTGAGAACTAGTACCATTAATCGAAAGCCAGCTGTCAGTTCCATCCGGAATAATGCAAGCCCCTCCAAATTGAACATCAGAAATCATGGGAGGCGGGGCAGCAGTCACCTGAGTGCGGGAATTGTATGAGCTGTAGAGCCAAACTTGAGGATTGTGATACACCAAAGCATTACCTGTTGATAGAGCCACCCCCCAGAAAACACTTGAGCCATATGAGTTATCCCAATTAGCATTAGAGTTGTAGTCTGTATAGCTCATGCTTGAAGCAGAGAACACGCGCGCCCTTATATAACTACTACCATCACGCCAATGGCAACATGAAGAAATCGCTGTGTTATTAGCGTTGCTATTCTCTTGCAATATAAATTGCATGTTCGGGCTTGTTGACGTATTCGAGCTTGGATTTTGAACGTCAATAGACGGACTGTTTGGGTTCGTATAGTCAATCCCATGGATGCGGGTCGTGCTATCACTTTGTGAGTATCCGTTATTGCAGCCGCGCCATCCGTATCCGTCAGCATCTGTCAATCCCAAATACTGACCGTTATGGGCGTGAATTCCTTGAGTGGTGGTGGTTCCAGAATTGGTAAAGGTACTTGCCGTGTTATTTTCGTTCAACAAACCTGTACCCCAGCCCATTACGTGACCGCCGTTTCCGGGCCAAGGAATGTTTCCGCTGTAGTGAAAGCCACCTGACTTGTTATCGGTTACGAGTGAACACGTAGAGAAATCAGACTCGGAACTAGAGTTCGACCACATCCGAATTGGCGTACCGGCTGAAAAAGTATTATTCGCAAGAATTTGGAAAGGGAACACAGTTCCAGAATTTCCACCTAACGAAAGGGTCCGATAGCCTCCTTGAACCAAAGCAAACTGAGCAACACCAGATGCAACGTTATACGTGCGCTGAATTAGCCATCCATAAGAATTTGTATTTGTACTAGGCCAATTAATATCTGGAAAATATGTGGATAAATTAATTGTCCCTTTAGAGACCGGAGAAACACCACTGCTTGTAGCAATCACCAAATCACCAGAGCCAAGAATCGAAGTCGAGTTAATCGTCTTGATGTTTGTGCCGGATACCAACGCATCTTGTTTGGCTGATGCTGCGTTGTCGGCGTACAGTTTTGTGGCGGCGTGGAGATTAGACGTCGGAGCACCGCTCAAAGTAAGTGCGCCTGTCATTGTGCCGCCAGCTTTTGCAACAGCAGTGTTATCAACGTAGCCCTTGACAGCAAACTCAGTCGGCAAAGCAAAGTTGCTGTTACCGCTCATTGTTACATCACTTGAGAACTCGTTAATAGTCTCACCAAGCTGCGCACCAATTGAACCAAGTTTCAAGCTAGACAAACCGCTCAAGTCAAACGCGCTAGCGTTTAGTGTTGCCTTACCAGTGGCTTGGTCAATGCGGAAATACTCGCCGACGCGGAAATTACCGTCTTGGTCAGTAGATACGTAGTACACGCGACCGGGGAACTGCTCGTCCGTTTCGTTGCCCGGTGCCGCAGTCTGGGTAGGCGTTCCGGGGTAGTTGGTAGTCGCGGTGCCGCCAGTGCCGATCGACAAGAAGTCGTGGCCGGTCAGGCGAATTTGCGAGTAGACATAACGAATTGTTGCAACAGTACCGGATGGGCTACCGTTAGGCTTATCTTGTGCAAGAACGACAATAATCTCACTTGCGGCGTTGACGTAAGTTCCGGAACTCGTCTGAACCACATATGAGAAAGAGTCACCAGCAAGGCTAATACTTGCGCCAGATTTTGGCAGGGCTGACAAGTTATTCAAAACAAGCACAAAACCGCTTTGATCGGACATGGCACCGGCGTTTACAGCACCAGTGCCCCCACTTGACGTGGTAAGCGTGTTTCCGGCTGCGAACGTACCCGTAATGTCGCGAACGTAGATTTTGTTGGCAGAATATTGAACGTTGGTAATAACGGCTGTAGCACCGGAACTTGACGTCAAGGTGTCCCCAACGTTAAATGTTCCCGCACCATATGTAAACGCAAGCTGCCTACCTAGTACGGTGCCAGTAACTGCAGACTCGGAAGCATCAAAGCCGCGAGCAGTTGCACCCCAAGTACCGTAGCTGTTGTTACCGTTCAGCGAACGAATAAAACCACCACCAGAAGCTGTGTAGCCGAAGTAGCAGTAGTACGTGAAGCAAGAAACGATTTCGGACTTGCCGCCGTCTTTTACCCAGAAACCAACGCCGTTGTCAGAAATAACAGTGTAGCCGTGGAAGATCATAGTCTTCGCGCCGGTGGCGTGAACCGATCCGTCGATCAAAGCGCCGATACAGCCAGAACCAATTGCCGAGCACTCCAAAACATATGGTGACTTTGTAGTAATCGGCGACGCAGGGTTGAAGCGGGCCACAACACCTTTAATCGTAGATGTAGTAATATTCTCAGGAGTAGCGCCGGGAACCCATCCAGTCATCCCAATAAATGTCATTTTGTTTAAGATGGAGCCATTACTCAGCAACCACATAGATTGTTGACTGTTTGGTGTAACGCCATCAATACTCAAACCGGGAGCTGGTTCAACGATTGTTGTGCGTTGATTATCACCAACGATAGCAACGTTAGCGGGAACTGTAATTGGCAACTGCTCTGAGTACGTACCGGTTTTTACGAAAATGGTAGAGCCGGATGGCGCAACCGAGCAAGCGTATTTGATGCTAGCAAACGGCGTTGCAATGTTACGCCCCATGCCGGTACCGTTTGATCCGTGAGGAGCAACGTAAAAAACTTTATCTGACGATGTAGCACCAATCCAATCAAGCGTAACGCCATCAGACTTGAGTGTCAACGCACGACCAATATCGTTTTGATCGTAAACGGGTAAAATATCACCGCCGCCTACAGCAAACAGAGTCCACTTAGAAGCATCCGTTACAAACGAGCTAGATGCAGCATGATCTTGTGTCGCAATATACGCAGAGCCCAACGCATCTCTGACAACATCATCTTTAAGATATGAAGTTTGGGCTGCCCAAGCGCCTCTCCAGCGAATACCGCCGTTAAATTTAATCCACTTGTTAGCAGCTAAATCAGTTTCAAAAACAGTAGAAGCATTTCTAGCAAGGCAGATGTAGCTAGAGCCGCCGCGCTGAACTACATCATTAATGTAGTATTCAGTTGAAGTAGCCCAATCTCCGCGAGCGCGAATACTTTCAGTAAGAAGAATCCAGTTG